TTATAGGCAATCAGTCTCAAGAAGGTCGTAAAATTTCACCTTCAAGCCTCTTGCCAGCAGTTCCAGAGTGTCCACCCGTGGCATGGCCCCTTTCCTTATTTCATGCACCGTAGACGGGGACAACCCTGTCATGATGCTGACCTGACGCTCTGTCAATTTTCTCTTTTGCATGAGTTCGTCAAGCAGTATCTTCATAATTATGAATATACCACTTTTTGTACGTTAAGAAGCTGGTAATATATACCAGTTGTGGAGAATAAAAGCAGTGATATAATAAATTGGAAGGAACTGATACATATGTTGGAAGGAGCTGATACATATGAAGGTAATACCAGAAATGCGTTTTGGATGTCTGACCGCAAAATGGAGCTGGAAAAACCATACATGCAGAAAAGTATGGAAATGTACTTGTGAGTGTGGCGGATATTGTTATGTACGGGAGGATGCGCTTATTGATGGGATTGTAAAAAATTGTGGAGCAGAATGTCATATAGAGGTGAAATGCAAATGATACGTTGTCCATCAGAGCGAGAGTGTTAAAGCACTGGAGCGGGCCCGGTCAACATCCGGTACCCGCCTATCACTCACTTTTCGCGCTTTAGGAATCGGAAAATACGGTGCAGTAGTCCAGGGCGCTTTTCGCATACATCCTCTTTTTCTACTCCCTTGTCTCTTTCTTCCTGGATTTGTTTCCAAATCCTCGCAAATTCGTCTGGTTGCGGCCCCGGAACTGGTAAGGGAACGGTCATGTGTTTGACCGCTTCAAATTCCCTTAACAGTTCCTCGTCTGATATATCGTCTGTTCCCCAAATCTGGCAGTCCATAGAACTATCCTGCCCCAAATCTCTTTTATAATCACCCATGGTCACGCACCTCCTTATAAGGCCATTGTACGCCTCTAAAAACAAGGTGGCGCTGGTAAATAATGGTATTGTATAACCTACCACTCAAACACATACCGGCGATTTACCATGTCGTACTCCTTCGCAATCCGCAGCACACCCCTGGCATCTGTAATCATGCACTTGCCCTCGTCGCTACCCTTGACTGGACAGAGTAAAAATGCTTCACCGGCGGGGTCCACCTGGTAACCAGTCAGCATGTAGCCTTCGCTGTCAAACAGATACCAACCACAGGTGCCGTCCGTGGCCTCCCGGAGCCAGTACCAACCATTGGCCGCATAGCTGCCGTCTGTAAACTGATACCACCAGCGCTGGCCGTCTGCGGCCGGCTGAAAGCCCTGGGTGTATGTCACTGGGACCGGGGTATAGTCGATGTCGCAGAGCTTGAGGACCTTCTGCCAGGGTGTAGCGGTCATTCTGGACTTGATAGTCCCGTAATTGATGCCCTTGGCCTCAATACACCAACCATCACCTATGTACACCCCGATGTGGCCCGGCTTCCAGAGCGCCCAACCGACCATGGACTCGTCCAGATGGTCAACGCCTATCCGCTCCACGGCTGTGTCATGGTAGTTGTAGCTGCCACGGATGCGCCCGGTGTACCAGCTGATGAGGCCGCTGCAGTCCGTGCAGCGCTGGCCTATGTACTTGGCTGCCTTGGCCTTGTAGGTGGATGTGTATGTACCTGGATTCTCCCGGGCCAGGCGGTCCAGGATGGCCTGCGTCAGTATCTCACCCTTGGCGCCGTAGACGTAAGGGGTGCCCAGCTTGTCCTTGCAGTGCTGTATTAATCCTTCTGCTGTTTTACTCATAGTGTTTACCTCCATCAAAAAAAATAAGGCCCAGGGCATCGCCTGGGCCATGAAAAGTTGTGACGTCACAAGTTGCGATATCGCAATTACTGTTTACCCTCTATGAGCTGCTTAAACGCCTGGTGCAGGCCCGTACTCGCCAGCCCGCTAAAGGCCCCGGCCAAGATGATATCCGGGCTTACCCCGCCCATAATCCAGATGTTAAGGGCCGCGCCCAGCAGAGCCACCATGGTGGGGATGTATTTGTTATCCAGGTCTTTCACCCACTTTTTGGCTATGTAGCCTGTAATCAGGCAAATGCCCACGATAACCACCACTGTGTAATTGCTAAAAAACGATAAATCCATACTCTATACCTCTCTTTCTGCCGGCTCCTCCGGCATCTTCATAAGTTTGTCCTTAAGCTCTGTTGCCACATCATTACCGCCCAGGACATGGTATGCGTCATACATCCGCTTAACATTCTCTTTACCATATATCGGGCAAAATGTCTTATCCTGATAATGATTGTAGGCCTGTATGATACGGTCCCTCAAAAGTGCCTGCATACCATCATGGAGGGCCGCTGTCTTTACGGATTCCTCTTTTTGTCTTTTGAGTATCTGCCGGTACCCAAATCCTAAAAGGGTGGAGATGGCTACAAACAGCCATTCCACCCAATGAACACTTATGTATTGTGCTATCACACCCATGATGTCTCCTTACTTTGTGTAGTCCTCTCCGGTAATCTCCTTGTAGTCCGCCTCGGACAGTTTACCCGCGGCCACCAGGGCCTTAAGCCGGTCAATGTCCCATAATCTCGGGTAATACTTCTGTGCCAGTCCTTTTACATTCATGGTCTCACCTCCTCCTATAAATCAATACCGGCCATAATAGCCACGTAATCAATGTAAGCCGTATTCTTTTCCACCTGTGCGGCCACACCCGGCTGTGATAGCGTCAGGAGCGCCACACGGCCATATACGGCCTCGGCTGTGACGGCACCATCCTCCCCGTATTGCTCCGGCATGATAAGATAGTTGTCATCAATGGCCTTTGGATTGCCCAGCACCGTATAGCCATCATACACAGCCAGGGTGCTGCCATCCTCGTTGACAGTCTTAATCTGCTCCGTGGCTGCCGCATCCGCAAACACGGCCACGATATCCTCCAGCGGCTCCGCTGTCTGAAAGATAAGCCTCAGCGTGCTGGGCGTGGAGGATGTTCCGCCGATGACCAGCGGGTACTCCTTCCCGTTTTTCAATACAATCTTTTCATTCATACATTTTTCCTTTCTGCCCTTCCGGGCAATAAAATAAGCCCCTGGTTTAGGGACTTGGCTTGCGGGTTACAATTTTGGGAATAGGAAGCTCATTCTTTTACTCTCTGTTTTTTTATCCCCCTTTATGGTAAAATCCAAGTAGGAAGGGGGTGAAAATCATGTACTACATTTGCGCTACATATGACGATGGAAAATTTGTGGAATGTAATAACGTTACATCAATCTCTTTTAACGGAACAAGTAGTCTTATAACTGTATCCGAAGAGAATCTCTTAACACAAAATATTCCATCAGGCAAAACATTGTGGGTGAAAACGCAAAATGGTTCTTATACCGTTCGCGGCGACGGATTGCGTGTCATCGAAATAAGGAAAGAGTAACTCTACACAATCACCTCAATGCAAAACTCAGCATTGGGGTGACTCTTTTTTATTACCTCAATCACTTCTAATGTTTCTTTTATTTTATCTGAACTTCCTACCTTAATTGTAATCATTATTGGTTTCATAATTCCTCTCTTTCTGCTGTTTCAAGGACAGCTCCTATATTATTCAAAATAGGGACCTGATTTGCAGGTTACGATTCATTTTTTCTTATCACAAATAGCAATTTAGAATGGAAATTAAATGGTACATACAAGGCCACAGATACTTGCCCGTTACCTGAAAAATATAATGAGTTGATGATTAAGATTTACCGTACTTCGGATTACGCATATACATGTGGTGTCAATATATTAAAAGCAGAGATTGGTAAAAACACTGGTAATTGGATGACTGGTTGTGGTCGTGACGCAACTGGTTGGGATGTAAAAATAGTTATAGCCATCACCAATACAATTGCAATAAATTCTGTTTTTATAAACGCAGCAGATAATAAATCAGCTTTCAGCTTTGTCGTTTATTACCGCTAATAATCATTTAAGTTCCCAAGCGCTAAATGGTGATGAGTTATCGGCCGCGATGCGCTGGTATAGTGCATTATTAATTGTAATGTATGTCTGAGAGACAAATTGATTACACACAATGCTTTTAAAAACACCGGTCTCATTTACCGGGAAATTATAGGCGGTCAGATTCCCCTGAACGGGATTGCAGTAAAATATTATGTTGTGGTTTCTATAATCGTCAGCGTTGTTTTTACCTGACCATAGACCATTATTTTTTATAAGCAGCTTATCAGCTAAATTGCTATCTATGCTATCTTTTACCTGCTTAAGGTACGCGCTGGATGGGACCTTATTTGTAGCTGTGGACTCTGTCTGCACGATATCAGTCTTTTTAAGATAATCCGCCAATTTCGTGGTAAGGGCTGTATTGCTTACCAGCTCCAGGGCAACCTTACGGGCCAGCGCATCCAGCAGGGCCTGGGCATTACTGTCCGCTCCGGCAGCCACGACAATCCCCTGTGTATCTGTTGCCTTGACGGATGTGGCCGTCCCGTCAAATCCCCCCAATCCCGCAGCAATATCCTCCACCGCTTTTGCACTTGCCGCTGCATTTGCCGCGCTTCCGGATGCAGCAGACGCAGAGCCTGCCGCCGCGGATGCGGAACCCGCTGAGGCCGTGGCCGATTCCTGGGCAGATACCTTTGCGGCATTGGCCTCCTGCAGGGTCGTATTGGCCTCTGTGATGGCTTTCTGTACCTCCTCCGATGCCTTAGTGGCTTTCTGGCTCGCTCCGTTGGCAGTAGTCACTGCCTCATCCACATGGGTTGTATTAGTCTCAACTTCTTCGTTGACCTTCTCGGCCAAGGATATCATACTTTCCCGAACATCCCGCCCATACACCGCAGCCCTGAAGTCATTAATCTCTTTACTGATGTCAGCCATCATTTATCACCTCTTTCTTTTTTCCTTGTTAAACGGTCTATCTGCTTCTGCTGGGCCTGTATTGCACCGGTCAGAAGAGCAATGTAATTCATATAGGGGATACAGTAATACCCATCCTTATCTATGGATGTCAACGGCAGGTCAATCCCCAGCTGCTTCTGCAACTTCTCCACGTCCTGGGCCACAAATCCCATCATCGGCTCACCAGTCTCTTTCATTACATATACTTTGGGATGCAATCCAAGTACCAGTGCCAGAGACTGCCCGTCCTTTAAAGGTTGTATTCTTTTCTTCTTTCGCCGGTCGGATGTTTCGTAGAATGACCCGTGGAAATCACCCATGAAACTGCCGTGGACATAGCTGCCTGTACTATACATACCACCTATGTTAAACGATGCCCCGCTGGCCATTATTTGGTTCGCAACCCGGAGCGTATTAACATTAATCAGGTTGGCTCCCACCGTTGTATTATTACTTGTACCGTCAAGAGTAAGGACACCACCGGATGTCAGCTTGAATCCTGGCAGTGTGATACTGCCTGATGTCATGTTGATGTTACCCTCATTGATTGTTATTCCGTTCTTGTCAAATCGCGCCAGCTCTTCCCCATCAGTATTTTTTATTATTATGACTCCATCTTTACCAAGTCCCTTCCCACCAAGCTCCAACGTCCCTCCACGGATTCGGTCCGCCAGCATCTGACCGGCAGTGATAAAATCAGCCACCAGGTTCCCGTCTATGGTCCATGCATTCTTATACGGTCCATTGATGCCGGTTGTCGAAAATCCGATGCCATTCTGATTGAACTGGATTACATTCGTAGCGGTCTCTTTATCCGGCGTGTTCATGATGAGGATACGCCACGGTGTGGTCGTATTCCCAGTATCAGGTTCTATGTTGTCAATGACGACATAGCCTCCCTTACCTCCCATAATGAGCTGTGTGGCATTCTCCACCCTGCGGTTAATCTCCTGGGCCGTATCTTCTGCCACCTTCTCAATGCGCTCAGATACAGCTGTCTGGTTCTTGACCGTGGTGCCAGTCAAGGTCTCAGTCTGCCGTCCCAGTGTGATACTACCCTGTCCAGGGTCAAGCAGATTGACTTCTCTTCGTGTAAGCAGGAACTTCTGATTGATTCCATGAGGGTCACTGGATACATCCGTCCAGAATCCTAATTGAAATTGTTGTACGGTGCTGTCTATGGCTGCCAGGTCCACAGCAGATACTTCCATGGAGGCAGGAAGGGTTGAAGCCTCTTTGAGGTATTCCCTGGACTTAGCAAGCAATATACCAGGTTCCGTCACGTCGTCCCATTTCTGATATCCCCATATTCTCCCGTACTGTTCCACGGCTTCCGCGTTCTCGATGTAGTCTACACCTCCATTAACGGATGTGATATCTACTGCCCTGGACTGTGTCTCCCCCGACTCATCCTTGTACTCCATGTCTGCCCCCTGAGGAATCAGACATGTTATAATCTGCGTGGCATCTACATAGTGTGTCAAATCCAGCAGGTTCTCCCCGAACCGGATTACCTGGCTGTTAATCCCGCCGTAATCCCACAGATAGTCCAGATAACGCACTCCCGCCTCATGCCTGACACGGAGATATCCGCCAAATGATTCCGGCAACTGCCTCAATAGTGTGAGCGTGTCCGAAAAGCCCTGGACGGTCCACTCTTTGTATCCGCCATCCCCACTCACCACTATATTTCCTTTTTTAATCTGCCGGCTGGCGTTCACCTGGCTGTTATGTACGTCAAGAAGCTGTCCTATGTATCCGTCTATCCCTCCAGTGTACGTAAAGGGGCGTTGCTGACTGTCCAAAAGATACGTCAGCTCTCCCTCACAGGTAACCGCGACCATATTATCAAAGTCTTGTTCCGGTCTCCACATCCGGCCACAGAATACACATGCGCCATCATCATAAACAATCACCTCAGACGTCAGGACTTTCAATTGCTTATAATATGGATGCCCTTTGTACACCCGGAATGTGAAAGAGCCGGCGCTTCCCATCTCCTGGGTAAGCACTGGCTCAAATATCCGAAGCATATCATCAAGCGGCTCGTATATGGGGTATTCTCCATTCACGTTTTTTACATATACCCGATACATTTACAATATTCCTCCCCTGTACGATATGGTAACCGTCCCGGTCCCGGTGAACATGAGCACGTTCTCCCCTTCCTTTATAACGATGTCGTATATCTTATTCGTTCCTTGTTTCAGTTCATAGTCCTTGCCGCCATAGCTCACCGTCATAGCAGCTGATACCGTAATTTCAGGAATAACCCATCTCTGCGTGCCTGGGACGTTAATGGACAGGCTGCCACTCACCTCCAGTTCCTTATAATCACGGATTACTCCTTTCTCGAAGGAGAATGAATCCCATAACCAGTCCTCGTCTGACGCCGTAAGCTCATACTTATAAGGGTCAGCATTCACGCTGATAGTGAATGTTCCCAAGGTCCTTGCTCTGGAGTATTCAGATACCGTCATGCGTCCGGCATAATAGTACATCGGGTCATCATTGAATGTCAGTTTTCCTTCCCTGCCGTGGAAATTGCGCAGTATTTCCGAAAACACCTCCGGCCACTTGTCCATCGGGTATCCGCATCCAAAATTAAGGGTAATCACTCTCCGCTCATATATCATTCGGCCCGCAATCGCTGTGGAGAGGTCCAGGGAGCCGTCGGCCCCCGGAATGTCTTGATAGATTGTCTTTGGCACTGGCGGTTGGACACAATGTCTGTTTGCCAGTGCCATCCTGTAGGTTGACAGCATATCAATGCCGTTTATACTCACACTCTGATGTATCATCCTATCCGCTCCTTAAGGGCCTGTACCTGGCCCAGTTTACGGTCCATCTGTCCCGCGGTCTTGCCCACCAGGGCCTTCCCATCCATCATGACGTACTTTTGAGAGGCAATGTCCGGAAGATATGTCTCCAGCAGGGATATAACCTGCTGAGTAACGCCGCTATCCTGCATCCCTCCGCCAGACATATCCATGGTCATGACATCCAGGCTCCCGGCCAGGGCAGCCACCTGGTCCGTTATGCGCCACATGTTCCCTCTGATACCCTCTTCAAGGCCCTGCATCATATGAGGCATCCATTCTTCGTAATAGCGGAGCGGCCCCTTCTCGGGTCTGGTGAAATGCAGATAATCAGAGACCGTGCCCGCCACACTCCGGCAGGCTTCCGCTATCTCAGAAGTTTTACTCTTAATCCCAGCGACAAAGCCTTTCATCATATCTCCTGACCAGGTTTCAGCCAATGGGGTAAGTCCTTCCATTATAGACTGCGTTTCATTGGCTACAGCTGTCATTGCATCAACGACATCACCTTTCCCGCCATCAATTCCCTCTGCCAGTTTTTTTGCGTATTCTCCTCCAGCCGACCGATATCCGTCATTACTTTCTGCGGCAGCCGCAAGAGCGTTTTTCCCTGCTGTTTCCCTTATCACATCGGGCAGTCTGTCGAGTTCTACCTTGGCTCGGTCAACCAGTTCTTTCATTTGGTCAACATCTGCCTGCACTACGCCTGGCGCTCCTGCGTCTACAGCTGCCTGCATAGCCTGGTATTTGTCGGTAAAGTCTTGCAACTGCCGCTCTAAAGAGGCCTTTGTTGATGATTCCGCCGTCTGAAAACTATTGCTTGCCATTAATACAGCATCAGCCAATAATTCTTGATTATCCTTTGCCGCAATCAACATATCTTGATTGCTGATAACAGTTTTATATCCGACATAAGCTGTCTCTGCGTCCAGCAGTGTCTGGTCCAATTCAGACAGTTTAGCCTCGTATCCTTTAGTGGTTTCCGATGCTTCCTTTACTTTCTCAGCGAGATATGCCGATTCGTTGGAAAGTCCAAGCATGTGAACAATCCCACTTTCTCGTAAGGCATTGAGGTCTTCTTGGAGTAGTGCTTCCCGACGTTGCGATTCTTCTAATTTTTTAGTTGTTTCTTCTACGTCTTTTTGTGCATCATTATATTTCATGAATGCATCTGTCCTATTTTTTAGCGCTTCGGCGTAAGCTTCAGCATTGGCATCCATTAACGCATTCGCCTGTTTCTTGAGAATTAAGTCATCGATACTGTCACACATATCTTTGTAGTTCTGTATCTGATTTCCAGTCAACTCATATTCCTGCCCTAGAGCCGTTGATAATTCTCCCAGAATATACTTTGCCCGTTCTTCGTAACCCGCTTTTACATTTCCATTCTCATCCGTAATTTCCTGCAGTTTGCTAAACAGCTCCTGCTCCTTTGCTGCTTCCGCTTCCACACTATTAACAGCATCCACACGACTTTGGTTCATGAGCTCATACGAGCTGTATAATTCGTCTATCATCTCCTTATGATGCTGTTCCTGGTCAGTAAGCTCAACGGCTTTATCGTAATATTCTTTAGTTCTTTCTTTTGCGTCATGTGCTGCATAAGCTATTGTTCCCAAGGCGGCCGCGGTCAACATTATTGGGCCTCCTGCCGCCGATAGTCCAGTCAGCATAGGACCAAGCGCAGTCACTGCACTCATTACTGCACCGATACCTGTTGATACCTTTCCAATAGCAATCAATAAAGGTCCAATCGCGGCCACAATCAACCCCACCGTAATGACAGTCTGCTTCTGCGAATCCTCCAATTTATTGAACCAGTCCGTCCACTCCTGTATCTTTGCCACAAGCGCCCGTATCTTAGGTATCAACGCATCACCAATCGCAATTGCTGCCTCCTGCAGCTGGCTTTTAAGGATGGTCAGCTGTCCGTTGAGGTTGTCCTGCATCGTCTCCGCCATGTCCTCTGCCGCGCCCTCTGAATTGGCAATGGCATCCGACAACTTCTTATAATCGTCCTCGCTGGCGTTTATGATGGCCAGCATGCCGCTCATGGCCTCCTTGCCAAACAGGGTAGCTGCTGCTGCGGACTGCTGCTCCTGAGTAAGCCCCTCAATGGCCTGGGTTCCTAAGGCAAGGGCAAGGTTCTGGGCCACCTGCGCCTTGTTGGTTTTCTTGGTCACCTTAACTCCCAGTTTGTCCATTGCCTGTTTCTTAAACTGGGCCTCCGACATATCCTTTATCTGCTCCTGGCCGGCATACATGGCCAGCTGGAAATACTTCTCTTCCTCCGACAGTCCCTTAAGCGTGTCCCCATATCCATCTGCAACGGCCTGCTGTTCCAGAGTGGCAAGGCGCTGGGCCTTCTGTTCCTCTGTAGTGACCGCAAAGGATTCCCGCAGGATTTTTAATGTCTCATCCAGGGACTTCATGGTTCCGTCCTCATTGGCAATTTCAATCCCCAGTTCCATCATGACGCCTTCCATGGACTCGGTTGGCTTCACCATGTTAGTGATGGCTGCCCTCAGCTGGGTACCGGCCTGGCTGGCCTTGATTCCACTGTTGGCCATCAAGCCAACTGCCAGGGCCGTATCTTCCATGGAATATCCCAGTGAGCCGCAGACGGGCGCTACATATTTGAAGGTCTCGCCCATCATCTCTACATTGGTATTGGCATTGCTGGAGGCTGCCGCCATGACATCGGCCAGGCGCCCGGCATCCGCCGCCGTGTATCCCATACCGGTTAAGGCATCCGTCACGATATCGGATGTGGTCGCCAGGTCTGCGCCAGATGCAGCTGCCAGGTTCATGATACCGCTGATACCTCCCAGCATGTCTTCTGTTTTCCACCCGGCCATTGCCATGTAGCTCATGGCGTCTGCGGCCTCAGATGCGCTAAATTTCGTCTCTGCGCCCATCTCCCTGGCCTTATCCCTTAACCGTTCAAAATCCTCACCCGTGGCCCCGCTGATGGCCGACACATTGGACATGGATTCGTCAAAGTCCGCCGTTGTCTTTACCGCGGCAACTCCCACGCCGGTCACGGCCGCCGTGATTGGAAGCAGTTTCTTCCCAACGCCCTCAATCTTCTGTCCGACCTCCTGGAACTTCTCACCGGCCGCACTAATCTGCTGCAGGGTAGTATTAGCCTTCCCGGCCTGGTCCTCCAGGGATTTAAGCTGCTGCTCCGTTTCAGCAATCTCCCTCTGCAGGGCGTCGTACTGCTCCGGTGCCACCGGGTTCCCGAATTCATCCGATACTTCCTTGGCTGATTTCTGGAGCGTCTTTAATTCGCTGGAGGTTTTCTTGATTTCGTCCTGCAGGGCATCGTACTTCTCCTGTGATATCTCTCCGTTTGCCAACTGCTCATCGGCGTTCCTGGACTGTTCTTTTAGGTCTCCCAGTTTCTTTTTGGTCTCATCTATCTGTTTCTTGATTGGGTCATACTTTTCTTTCCAGGCATCGTAATTCGAGGCTGATTCCGTCACCTGCTTATTTGCCTCTTTCAGCGTATCCAGTTTGCCCTTGGTCCCCTGTACCGCTTCCGCCAGGAGCTTCTGCTTCTGCCTCAGCAGCTCTGTGTTGGTCGGATCCAGTTTCAGCAGCCTCTCCACATCCTTAAGCTGGCCTTGTGTGCTGCTGATTTCTTTATTGACGCCGTTTAATGCCTTGTTTAGACCGGTGGTATCCCCACCGATTTCTATTGTGATTCCTTTGATACGGTCTGCCACGATACCACCTCCTAAAACTTATCAAAATCCTCCTGGGTTGCCAGATTCGGATACTTATAACTATCGTTCTGTGACTCTGTGAACATGTCCAGGACCAGCCCGATGGTGAGCATGTCAAGGTCACTGACCGCTACCCCCAGTTGGACCGCCCGAAGCATAAACAGGGGCGTTGTCATTTCCCGGCTGCTTGGCTTCGTTTTTTTTTGGCCTCCACATCTGTCTCAATGTTCAGATGCCAAAGGTCAAGGAGCTGGGGAAGCACCGTGTAAATGGAAAACGTGTTGAACTGGTCCAGCCACTCCTCCGGGGTACCCGGCTGTTTCGGGTCGGCATGAAGCGCCATTATGTATGCCACATTCTCAAACAGCTCCAGGTCACTGATGGGGACCTCCTCCCCTTCCACGGCCTTTCCCAGACGCATCAAATCCCGGAAGATATCCCGCCGGAACCGCGCCCTGTACAACCTCGGGATGGCAGCCGATGCCTTGAACGGCACCAGCTTCCCATCAATCTCTATTTCCTTGCTTATCATGTCCTACCTCCATTATGCTGGGTTGGATGCGGCTGTCTCATAAACCGCATCATACCAGCCACTATAGGCTGCCTCATCCGTTGTATCACCGGTCCGCGCTTTAATCCTCCCATTCGGAAGGGGCGTCGCAGAGATGGTCAGCGTCTCTGTCACCGGCTCAATAGACTCCTCTTTTGTCTGTGACTCCACGGACGGTCTGGTAGCGCTGCAATTATACAACACGTGCCGGATAGCCTTCTCGTCGCCGTCAAACTCAAAAAGCAGGGCAAATGCGGCCTGCTTGGCATCCGCATTCTCAATCAGGACCTTCTTTCCATCCAAGGTCTCTCCCAGGACATCCGTCCGGAAGCTCTCCGGCAGCAGGGCCACCTCCAGGTCTCCCTCATAGCCATTGTTGGCGGCGGCCTGATAGTAAGTGATTCCGTCCGCGTAAAACTTGGAGATGTCGCCCTGCGCATCCAGGGCAATGCTGACAGAACCCCGGATGGGTGACGGTTTGGCAAACGTGATTGCCCCATCCTCTCCCGTTGTCTGTGGTGCGTAATGCACGTTCTTAAGGTTGTACTTGACTTTATTCATTGATTAATACCTCCATTTCATACAGCACCTCATACATCTTTTCAGATTCAAGGTACGCCTCTGTTTTCTCATAGAAAAAGCCATGCTCTTTCAGCACGGCCTCCACGCTTTTTTCTGCTTCCAGGTCTTTTATATCCGTATACAGTTCCAGGTCCAGTTTATTGATGCCCTGGTAAACAATCCCGTCAGCAGAAAAGTTATTAGTTTCTGGGTACAGATACACCAGATAAGGCTTCCCTGGTTCCTGCCCCTCCTCAAAGTGATGGTAGGCCGCAGGGAACCCGGATGATTTGACCATCCGGCATACATCCTTCTCTGTCATCGTGATAACCTCCCTTTCAGCCGTTTTTCATAATCCTTGACAGCCTGCTTTTCCGCAGGGCCGATATGCGGGATGCCTTCCACCCGGCCTCCGCCCCGTTTTGCATGGCCTTTCTCCAGCAGGTGTGTAAGGCCAGGTTTTTTCTTGTTATATATCCGAATTCCTATGGATACAGCATTTTCTGATTCCACCTTTGAGGCCCAGCCATCCTTGTAATGGCCCTTTCTGCTCCCAGGCCCATCTGGGGATGTCTTTTTCAGTTCCTTCACTGTCTCCTTTGCTACCGCCCTGGCCTCTGCCTTTATGTCGGCTGCCACCTCAGAAGCATATTCCTCCATCATTTTGGCAATCTCTTTTCCCAGAGAGTCAATCCCAATTCCTGACATGACATCACTCCTTTGCTGTGGCACGGATTTTCACGGTTTCATTCTTATACTGCACATTATCAATGCTGGTGATGTTATAAGCCTTGCCTCGGTGCATCAACCGGTATTCCTTCGTATTCATGGCGCCCAACAGCGGATGATATCGGAAAACGAACATAATTGTGTTCTGGGACTGTGTCTGCGCGGCCTCCCAATACTCGGAGCCTGACAGGTTGTTCATGTAGGCATATCCACGGTAATACTCTGTCCATGACGGTATCTGGTTGCCGATGTCATCCTCTGCATACCCACTTTTTTCAATTACCACTAATTCCCGGTATGCCCCTGCATTCATACAATCACCACCTTACAACAGGTTGACACAATACATCCCCAGGATGGTATCCACCACCCGGTTGACATTGTTCTTGTCCACGGTCATCTGCCTGTTATCGTACATATCGGAGACAAGTACTAGGACGGCAATTGTGATATCCTCATGTGTATCAATCGCAGCCTCATCAAGGCCGGTATATCCCTTCACATAATCCATGGCTGCCGGAAGGAGGATTTCCAGGTACTGCCTGTCCTCCTCCGTCAGGTATGCCTCTTCCGTCCGTATCTGCCGGCAGATGTCCTTAAGTGCTATCTCGCTTGCCCTCATCCTTCGCGCTCCTTCTCGGCGTCACAGGCTCTATATACCCGGCTGCGGTAAGGTCATCCAGGATTATCTGCGTCCGGATGTCCCTGACCTCACCGGCATACATGGATATGGCGCCTGTAAATGATTTCAGTGCCTTGACCTTCATGTCCTGCCTCCTTAAGCGGATGCCTTCATGACCAGTTTGACAATCTTCTGGGCATTCTCGACCTTAGCATCAAACTCCATCCATGCAATCACACCTATGGCATGTTCATCCGCATATCGTTCCTGGAGGACCTGCACGGATGCATCCTCGGACAATTTTACAGCCAGGCCGGACAGGTCCCCATAGTAAATGGCCGTCTTCCCCGCCTCCATTCCGTCCATCTGGTCTGACACATAAACCGGCTTCCCCAGGAGAGTCGTACCGAAGGGGGACGTGATGTCATCCTGCATGAGATACCGGCCATTACCATCCTTCAGCAGACGTAAGGCCGTCCTGGTCGCGCTGTTCATAATGAATACGGCTTTTGCCTGAAAGGCGTCCTTCACTTTGTCCTTCAGCATGATGATTTCATCCATCGTTACGGCGGATGCCGCCGCAGTTTCTACGCTGAGGGTCACGCCCTTCAACCCTTCAACCTTGGCATCAGTTCCATGCAGCAGTTCCGCCTCAAGAAACCTTGCAATCGATTCAGACATTTCATTAACAACAAACAACACGATGTCAAACTGGCTGTTATTCGCCAGGGACTTGGACACTTTGGACAGAGCGCCGGCCAGGTATCCAGTCAGTTCGATATTGGTGAACTTCCCACTGGTGCTGGTAAGGGATTTGAATTCCTCTGCATAGGCCATCCTGATTGTGTTACCATCAGCCGCATAGTACGGGATTGACAGAGTCCCTTTTACATTGTACCGGGTCGCCATCTTATAGATTGGGCAGATGTCTTCCACCTTCTTGATAATCCGGTTTGCAATCGTCTTGGGGATAACGGCGCCGTTATCGGTCTTTGTCATCTCACCAGCACGTTCCTCCAGGACCTCCCCGCGGATATAGGCCGCAAAAGCACGTTCTTCCAGCTCCTCCTGTTTCAGGTCCTCATGTTTCTCTGTGCTGGTAACATTCAATTTCAGGTCCCTGGCACGTTCCAACTTTTCAATAGTGCTGTCCAGGGCCTTCACCTGTTTGTCCAGGTCATCAAACTTCTGGTCCTCTTCCTCTGAAAATGCCCTCTGCTCCGTCTCTGCGGTGGACGTCAGGTCCTTCATCTGCTGGACCAGGTCGGCCCGCTGCTCTGTAAGAGATTTTAAGTCCTCCGCACGATACTGCATGTACTGCCTTACAACTGCTTTCTTTCTCATTCTGCTTTCTCCTTTTCTAATTCCTTGATTCTATTGTGATACTTACTCATATCAATCGTTTCCTTTGCTTCCTTGACCTCCACATAATCCGCTCGGACTTCCAATGGCTCCGGTGTCAGGACCATATCGCCCTCTGCCCTTACCTCAACACTGGTGCCCTCGTAGCAAGGCTGTTTCCTCTCATCAATGATGGAAACCTCCACCAGGTCCATGTCCTCCACGTACCGGCGTTCCAGAGCGTCATGGATATCCTCCGTGCTGGCGTCCCGTTCCCGGAACCCAAAGGACCAGCCTCTGAGTTTCTTCTTATGGGCCTTTTCAATGACTTCCGGGTCCGTGACCTCCGCCCTGGCATGGAGTCCGATGCTGTCCTCATACAGTTCCAGGTTTGTGCTTGTGGAACCCAGGTTTCTGGTCTTGTCATGGTTCAGGAGCAGCTGCACCTCATTGTGCCTGAGCGCCCGCTCAAACACCCCCGGTACAATCTGCTCCACAAACCGTTTCCCGGTCTTACGGTCCCTCATAGGCCGCGAATCTCTGGCCACGGCATTGACATAGCCTTCAATCACCACGCTGTCCGACCTTAGTTCAATCCTCATCTTTCTTTTCACCTTCTTTCTGCTCCGGCTCTGACTCTTTCTGTCCGAGTCCGCCGGTTTGGTTCATATTTGGCATATAAAACTGTTTTGTCACCGGGTCATACAGCACATCCTGCAGACCCAGGCGGACAAAATCCAATCCCAATGGCGGCATGTTCTCCCGCAGACGTATCTCATCAATCTGCATGAATCCGTTCTTACAGGCCGTTTCATAGGCCCGGAAACGTTTTTCAATGTCCCCTTTCGTCAGCTCCGACGTATCCGCTGCAAAATAAAAGGACCCCTTCTCTGATTCAAGAAGCAGGTCCCGGTTCAGGGCACACTCAATTTCTTTTAAGATCGGATTCAGACAGTACTGGACGAAGTTCGTCTTATCCTGCTCCGTGGCGCCGCCGTTTATCATGGCCGGCGGCATGTTGAACAGCTTGCAGATTTCATCACTGTTGGTTTTCTTGTTCTCATTCAGCTGCATCTCCACAGACGTGTTACTGGCTTCCTGGAACTCTAACCCATCGTTCAATATGACGACATTTTCCGTGTTGTTCTGGTAAAGTCTGCGCCATGCTGCCTTTAATGCCTTAATGGCCGGTTCTGCCAGCTTTTTAGCCGACTTGACAAACCCTTTCTTATTGCCACCGGTCTTGACCAGGTTCTTTTCGTACTCCAGGGAATGGTAGGCTACGCTCAGGACTTCACTGTTCTCATCCACCACACTCCTGCCAGAACGTCCATCCTCCGTATTCCTGAGCACTTTCAGAAATTCAAAGGGCTTATATTTCGTCCCTTGAATCATGATGTCATAGTCCTTAAAAATTGGGTCTGATGTGAACAGGAAGGAGACCTCAGATTCCCTGACGTAATGCAGGGACCTTATCTGGTTTCCGGTCCGGTTGATGAAAGCATAACCGCCTTTCCCGGTCAGATAGTCCCTGACCAGCGCCCGCTTGAACTGCACCCCATCCAGGGTGTCCCCGGTATCATCATTTAGCAGCCGGACCCTGGCATCATCCTCAACTGCTTCCAATTTCCCATCCACCAGCCTATAAAGCCGGATAGGGATGGTTGAAACGGTTTCCGCTATCTTATTCACGCAGGCCGCAAAGGCTGGCACATTCATGGCCTGGTCCCTGGTCATGTAGTCATCCGACAGACTGGCCCTCAGTAATGCATCCTCATTGGATTCTGCCTCTTTTTTCTCTGGTTCCGGGTCTGCCCTCAACCGAAAGGACCACATATGCAATCACTCCTCTCTCTGTTGCGATATCGCAACTAACACACCTGCACTGTAAAACCACTGTCGTCAAAGAGGATATCCTGTTGGAGCAGGTACACTGAGTTGATAATGCTCACCACTCCGTCCACCTTCCCCTTGGATTTCTTCTTGTTGACATACCGGTTCATGTTGGTGTCATAGGTACACTTCGCGTTCTCAAAATTAGTCTCCAGCAGCCGGTTCTCCTCGTAATGCCATTTCTGGTTTGCCACCATCTCCGCCAATAACTTGGTGGGAGGATGCAGGGTATCCGAATGCTGCCGTATTTCTACTGTTGTGTAATCCTTATCCCATTTCTGGGAGCTTGACAGGGCGTTATACCGGTCGTAGCCGATTGACTTAATAACCACACCCCTGGATTCTTCCAGGCCTGCCACGTAGTCCTCAATCACGCCGTAATCCACTGTCATATCACCGCAGGCAATGCAGGTTCCCGCGGCAATGGCAGCCCTGTAGTCAAACTTTTCAAACTCACTCTTCTCATCAATCCTTCCCTCCGGTATGAATGTCATAGTATGGCTTAATATCGCTCCATCCTCCTCCGCCGACATGGTCACAGAACAGTTATCGTTTGTCATTGCAAGGTCAACACCCACATAAACCTCCCTGCCTGCCCAGTCTATCCGCGGTACCTTGCAGGCCTTCACCTGGTCAATCGGGATGTATGTCTCTGTCCCGGCGCCCTGATAGATGATGTTACAGTGCTTGGTCAGGAAGTTTTCCCGCAGCTTCTCACGGTTGATAGCATTCCGGCGCTTCTTTAGCAGTTCATCCCATACCATCTCAATTTCCAATGCCAGAGGATTTCCATGGGCCAGGATGGTGTCGTCCGTAGCCCAATCTTTTGTATTGTCTGGCTCATAGAGTAGGGCAAACACGGTCTCATCATCAATCAGACTATCCAGGATTTTCTTGGCGTTGTCCACCTCATCCTCCAGAGGGTTGTCCGCTGTTGGGTATTTGGTTGAGATGATAAACCCCAGCTTATTCCGGATGAGCAGCTGGCCGGAACGCATGGCCTCCACCGGGTAGGAGGTGGGAAGCGCTCCCACTTCATCCGCAATAAACACGCTGGGTTCCTTACCATCCATCCTGCTGGTGGAATAATTGAGTGGCGTGTACTTCGTCTTTGTGGGGTTATGCAGGATGTAATCCCGCAGCACCTTAAACTCGTTTTCCTCAAAGACCTCCACGTTGGTTGCCAGCAGCGGCTCCAGAGCCTCCTTAATCTCACGGGCCAGCGCCCCATCCGGCGCCACGGAAAAGAACCGGGAATAGGCCGGCTCCAGGTAAAAGAGCAAAATAAAAAGAACAGCAACAACAAATGTTTTGCCATTCTTCCTGCAAATCTCCAGGACCGCCGTCTGGTACCGGCGCATCCGTTTGTCATTCCGATGGACCGTACAGAGGACCGCCGTTATGAGCAGCCACTGATACCCGGCCAGCGCCGAATAGATGGACCTCCCAGCCTTGGGTCCCTTGGCCATCTTGAGCACCTTAAGAATCTTATATATCTTATCCAGCAGACTCTCATTGATGATATATTTCTTGTTCTTCCCTTTGTACGTCTGCAAAAAGTCTGCACACTGGAGGATAACGTACCTCGGCGCCTTAATCTTTCCCCGGCATACCCCCTCAGCATATGCGACCGCCGGGTGCTTAACCTTCGTCCTCGTCGTCTTCATTGATTAAATCCATGATGGTCTTTTTCTTCTCTCCAGGCTTCACTTTCGCAATAGACAGCTTCGCCCGGCTCTGAGGGGATAGGCACAGCTCATTGCAGCACCGGAAGTATTCCTTTGATGCCTCGGCCCTGGCCATCCGGAAGGAATTCTCAAAGAGCAGTTCCTTCTTATCGTTGGCCTGCCGGTCCAGCTCCTGGATACGGTCAACAGCAATGGCGGTTTGGGCCAGAATGAACAGGTCCAGGTTACCCAGGATGTCGGCCTCCTGCAGTTCGGCCATGATGTAATTAAATATCTCCATCTGGGATTCCGTCAGGTACAGTGGCGGCACCAGCTTGTCATTCTTCCCACGGAGCTTATCCTCCAGCTCAAGGCGCTGCGCCTCTTCTTCTTTTGTAATTGTGCCAGTCTTTACCCTGGCTGATTTAGCTGGCCTTGCCATCCTGTCACCTTCCTTCTGGGCCGAAATTCTCATTTCTAAGATTTTGTGTGTTTAGAGGTGGGGCGTCGGTGTCCGGAAGTGTGTCTATTTTTTGAACAACTCCCGGGGGGATACCTCCGCCACCAGACGAATCCCTACATCCACCAGAACACACTCATGACCGGTCTGCTCTTTGATACATTTACGAAAGTCATCCATGTATGACTTCATTAGCTTCCTGTCTGTCTCAAAGACCAGAATACTATCCGGAACATTTACCGTCTTAATCTCTTCGCATTCAACCCGATTTCCGTTGTCATCTTCAATCCATAATCTCACTGACTTTCCTCCTGTTCATTAATAATCTCTTTTATAGTTTCATATGGTATCTCTCCACTCTCACACATCTCATGATGTATCCCGCACACCGTCAGCAGGTTGTCATCATCCAGGCGCCGGTCATAATCTGCTTCTATGGGTATGGCGTGATGGACGGACAGGTTCTCATAGTTATACTGCCGGTCAGTTCCATACAGCTTGCGAATACACACCTGGCAGAGGTTCTTGTCTCGCCGACGTATCTGCTCCCGTTTCTCCCTCCACTTTCTGGAGCTACGGAACCGGTCTATGTAGGTTATCTTCTTTTGAGGTTGTGGCTTCCTGCCGCAGTCATACTGGCTGTCATGGATGCGACCACAATATTTACATGACTTAAGCACCTTACCACCTCACCTTCCTATCTGGCTGGCTGTTTTAAGTATAGAAAAAGAGATGCCCTAACGGTCATCCCAATTTATCATTCAATATTATTCATAACAAAAATATAGGTCGCTTTCAATAATTCAGATAGTTTATTACTTACATCATCTGCTTCGCTTTTAAGTTCATCAAAAGACTGTACATTAACTTCATGCAGTAATGCTGTAGCATCCCCTATCTCTATAATTTTATTATTTAATTCAATAACACCAATGTACTTATTTTCTTGTTGAGACAAGAGTTTTATTTGTAATATTGATTCTATCTTTGTTGCCTCACTCAAATCATACACTGCCTCGTAATTCCAATTTTCTTCTCCCGTTTGATGAAATCGTAACAAATCACAATTGCTTTTATTAATCTTAGCTGCCAATTCTGCTACAGTCATTGATACTTCATTTAAGAACCGGATTTTCTCATCTCTTTGTCGAATATCTCTTTCATAATCAATAGTTCTTTTCATTACAAAAATAGCAACAAATGCTCCTATAATTGCTCCCAAATATCCTCCCCAAAAACCGGCCCAATCATTATTTCCGCCTATAGGCAATAACGGAATTGATGATAATAAATATATAGCAAAGGGAACACCCACAATAGATAGTAATCCTGTTGGCAATAACCAACTCTTATTTTCTTTTATCCAAGATTTCATTTATGAAATTTCCTCACGTATTTTCTTTCATAATACACCATAATTCAAAAAAAGAAAAGTCCCCGCTGTTTGGTGCCTAAAAGGAGGTCCCGGCCGCCCTGAGTTTCAGACGCCGGGAAAATGGGTAACAAAAAGGGCCACCGTTTCCGGTAGGCCCAATTCTTTTCATACATTATAGCACAGACCATGTGTGCCATTCTATGCCATCTTTAAATTTTTAAGAGCCATCGCATGAATTCTATGAACCTGCCTCCACTTATAATCCATCTTTACGCAAATCTCCTCCCATTTCAGACCGCGAATGTATCGGTAAGTAAGTAGCATCTTTTCCCGCTCATCCTCCAATGCCTCGATGCAATTTCTTACTTGCTGATAAGCTAGTATCCGTTGGTACCGCGCTGCTATTATCTCATCTTCTAATTCATCCACCTTTGCCGCATATCCAGACAAATCCGTGGCATTATGAGCATGAGGCAGGCCATCTCCGATATCGCAGCCTGGAGACATCTTGCCTATCCGCAATTCTGCCAGCTGCTCCTCCAATCGGGTCACATCCCTTTTAGCTAACTGATAGCTCTGTAAAAATTCCTTTTTCTGTTCATTCTCAGTCATTACTTTTTCTTCATTCAATCCGATTTCCTCCTTTTACCCCGCACACTTTCCATGTACGGCCTGTGTCTCCTCTGGGTCCTCGACGATATAACACTCCATGGTTGTATTGACATTGCTGTGTCCCAGGACCGCCGCTATGTCCTTAAGTGATGCCCCATGCCGAGCCATGTATGTAGCCAGATACGCCCGGAACCTATGCGGGTGCAGATTTAACCCTTCCAACCGCGGGTCACTGGCTACTATCTCTTTGAGCATCTTGCGTATGGTGCAGGTGCACACCCTGCCATACAAACCTCCAGTTTTCCTAAAATTTATGAAAAGCGCCGCGCTGGTGTCTGGCAGCGCCCGGCGCCACTCCAGATATGCTTCCAGATGTACAATAGCGCGTGAAGTGAAGAACGCCGGCCGCTCCTTACGTCCCTTGCCGTAAATGATGCAGCGCTTCCTGACGATGTCTATGTCACCAACATCTAATCCGACCAGCTCTGATATACGCATCCCTGTAGCCACCAATATCTCCACAATGGCTCTATCCCTGACATGCCGGCAGCCACACCGGATGATCTCCACCTGCTCGTCCGACAGCACCCGCTTCACACGCTGCTCCTCTTTAATCTTATAGACTTTACCCATGGGATTCTTCTTCGGCTTTCTCATAAGGCAGCCGCCGTCCTCAATAAGGTCCTCATTCATCATCCATTTAAAAAATGACTGAAAGACGTGAATCTTATTATTAAGTGTATTATCCTTGTTGTGGTGCTCCGTCTGCTTCCAGGCCAGATAGGCCCTGATGTCATTGCTTGTCACGTCCGCGTAGTTCTTCCGCAGGAATTGGAAAAGGCATTTAAGTTCGCCACGGTAGTTCACGATAGTGGCATCTGTTCTCTTCTCCAATTTCAGGCACTGCAGGAACATCTCCACCACCCGAGGGGTATCATCCACGTACTCTGCCGGCAACTGCCGCTCCTCCGACTCTGACAGGATGGTCTTGTTCATCAAATTCATGTACAGGGCCGCCTCGACCTCTTTCTGCCGTCTGAGCTCGTCCCACATCTCCATCTGAGTTACCAATGTGTCTAATACCTGCCGTATAAAAACATCTGTATTAATCGCTGTCTGCATATTATATCCTCCCTCATTTATGGTATTATTTTCCACTTGTTCACCATGCTTGAGTAAGCTATAATATACTCAAGCAATATCAGAGCGGTGGTAGCATCTTGGCGGGTGTCCACCGCTTGTTCTTTTCGTACATACGTTCTTTCCTGTCGTTTTTTATTGCCGGGGTAATCCCCCGGCTTGTTTTATCTATACTCGTTTTACCACAATCGGTATTCTTCCCAAATCGTACCCGCATCCCTTCAACGCTTGCGTCACCCTGTTCCACTCATCGGCCAGCTCTGACGCGTTCCCGTCCTCTACCCTCGCAAAGGTATATCGCTTTTGGTACAGGATACCCACATCACTGTAATGCTCTATCTGCTGCCGGTGCCGGATGCCCAGCATTACCATCAGCTCCGCTGCTCTGTACCGGCCGTCATATTGGCCACAATCATACAAGTCATAGTACACAGGTCTTGATGCCACGTACAATCACTCCCTTCGGCGGCCGTCGCAGCTCCGGGACCGGGCACAGGCTGGTGTACATGTAGGCCGGCGCCGTCCGGATGCGCTCCTTGATTGCCTCGTCGGCCTGGGCGGCCAGGGCCTTGCTGCGGTCAATGCGGCTGACCTTGGACTGCTTACTGTCTTTCTTTCTCATGCCTGCCTCCTCCGCCTCATTGGTATTCCGTGCATGCGTCTCCAGTTATTAGATGTCATCTGCGCTATAGTACAACACCCACATAGTACTGTAAATAACTCAACTGCCGGGAGTATCAAATCAACACAGGCAGTCAACTCCAGTGGTGCAAATTCCCTCCTTGCGTAATTCGTAAGTTCATCGTCATCTATACTACTTATAATATCCTCCAGTTGCTCCGGGAGCTCAAAGTAATGATTTTTTTCATCTTTTAAAAAATACTTCAATCAGGTACCTCCTAATCATCCGCATCAATCAGTATCTCCTTCTCTAAATTTCCACCAGCGTTCAGGATGTCCACCACAGTGGCCATAGCCATAGGCCTGTACTTTTTCTTTGGATACTGTTGGAATATCCCGCCATCAGAGTTATAGCCGTAGATATCATAATACTTGTTAGCAAGACGCTTATCCATCGGAATGGAACTGTTAGTCAGTTTCACCTTAACACCATCGGGGTATGTAAATATAATCTTCCACATCATTTAATCTCCCTTCGTATCGAAAATGTCAGTTTTCCTTATTTTTGTGTGGAAATTTTACCTTATACGGACATCCCTGTATCCCGTCTCTTTGGCAGTCGATTTCTTTCTTTGATATAACCTCCGACTGTAAAACGCAAGACGTACAAGTCTTATTTTTAAAACAATTATTGCAGTCACATATTTTTGTACACATCTGTTTCACCTCACAAATCCTAATCTACTGCCCTGTAGATAAAGGGCAAATACAAAAGTCCCATAATGTCGTCAACTACCCTCGGCTGTATCTGGTGGTATATTAATAGCTCCAAACCTTGCCATACTAAAGCAAGCACTATGTACCACCAGCATGTTTTTAATATCTTATCCACTGCCAGTTCCTCCGTTTAGTAAATATTAATTTTATCTGCTACTATCCTGCTCGCGGAAACTGTTGCAGAAAAATACTTCATGGATTCTTTCGTGCGTGATCGTCTCGCACTCACGGCAGTTATACCGTTCGCAGTTTATAACTGCACAATCTCTACATAGACACATATCCTCTGTTTGTTTACTGCACTTTGCCATTCCTTTCTCCTTAAAATGTTAATTTAAACCTCATTTCCCCAGCAATCCCAACCATCTACCTGCTGACGCGCGAATAGTTCGATTCGTGATATGTCCCCACATATATTCACAATATGTTCCCGGATAATATCCGGCTTTCTGCTATGCTCTCTCGGTTGCTCCAAAACGCTACATCCAATATTGTGAACTAATGGTTTAATCCGATTTTTGAGACTGTGCTTAACACCGATTAAGCACAGCTCATTATTCTGTCTGGTATAATATCCGCACCCAATCTTTGGAGTACCATCTGGTTTGGTTTTGCACCAGTCAAAGCCCAAACCATAATACTCGAATCCCCATCCGTCTATAACCTTTAGCGCATCAGTTAGACAAGGAAAGCAAATCCATATAAATAATATTGCGTTATCAGAACTTATATCCGCTATTGGTAAGCAGCATATCTCATCGGTTGACATTGACGGATAGTGTTTTTCGTTATTTCTCGCTTTACTTCCGCTTTTTGGATTTCTCCATGGTGGGTCTGCATATATTATCTGGTATTTCTTGTCTGTATTAAAAATGTCTATCATGTTTAAAGGAACCCGGCGCGCCTTATTCCCGGGAAGGTTCCGGCTCCTTTCTTAGTTTTCAAAATAACGATTATGATAACAACTTATCCACATCCTTCAGTATGCCTTCATACCGTTCGGCCAGCTTCCGGTGTTCGCCCATCTCTCTTTTATACCGAACGGTCTTTGCCTTGTAGCGGCTTACATCCTTCTTTGCATTGGTCAGCTTTTCCTTGTTCCTGGTGTACACGGCATAACAGGGGCTCTGCATCCGCTCATACATCTCCTGCAGTTCTGCCAGCTCCGTACGGCAGTCCACATACTTCTTCGCAAAGGCTTTAGCCCGGTCCGTCTCATCCTGCCGTCTGTCCGTAAGCCATTCCCTGATTTCCCTGGCGTTCTCCTCATCCGGCCAGGAAGCTCTTACCCACTTAAGCATTTTACGTATCTGTGGCCTTCTGGCCTCCTGGAAGAAAGTCTCTAAGTTTATCTCCATCTTCCCGTTTGGGATGTTGAATCTAATTACCATCCTTTATTCTCCTTATCCTCGCCTTAAGGGACTCCATAAGGCCATCCTGGGTCTCGTCCTTTACCCACAGCTTCTTTACCACATCCTCGTCCACCGTGCCCTTCGTTATCAAGCGGTGTATGATGACCGCTTCCGTCTGCCCCTGACGATGCAGCCTGGCATTGGCCTGCAGGTACAGCTCCAGGCTGGGGTTCAATCCAAACCATACGATGATATGTCCACCTGCCTGTATGTTCAGCCCATGCCCCATGCTGGCCGGCTGGGCCAGAAGCAACGGAATCCTTCCTTCGTTCCAGTCGCGGATATCCTGTTGTGATTTAAGGGTCCTGGGATTGTAGCCCTTGAACCTTCCCATCAACCGGTCATAATCATGGCGGAAGTTGTAGAACACCAGGACCGGATGACCTCCGGATGCTTCCAAGATTTCCGCAAGTGCATCCAGTTTTCTGTCATGAAGGGGGATGACATTCCCTTCACCGTCATAGGCTGCCCCATTGGCCAGCTGCAAAAGTTTCCCCCATACAGCCGCCGCGGATAGGGCTGTGATTTCCTTACCATCAAGCTCCAGAAGCTTCTCTTTTTCCAGCTCCCTGTACTTCCGCATCTCATGCCTGTCCATGCTTACGTATACGTCATTGACAATCTGTGCCGGCAGGTTTAAGTAATCATCAGTCTTCATGGATATGCAGATGTCAGACAGTTTCTGCTCTATGGCCTCCTTAGCACCCTCCTTTGGTGTCCAGGAATATACCACGAACCCGTTCCTCCTGTCCGGAAGAAAATACCGGTCTTTATATCCGGTGTATGTCTTTCCCAGCCGCTCCCCCCGGTCAATCAGGTACACCTGGGGCCACAGGTCCAGCAGGCCGTTGGGCGCCGGTGTCCCTGTCAGCCCCACAAACCGTCTTGCCAGGGGACGTACTATACGCAGGCTCTTGAACCGCTTCGCACTGTTGGACTTAAACGATGACAGCTCATCCACCACAATCATCTCGAACGGCCATTCTTTCCCCGTAAGGTTCACTAACCAAGTTACATTTTCACGGTTTATGACATAAATGTCCGCATCTGCTTCCAGTGCTGCTATTCTTTCACCGGATGTTCCAAGGACCTTTGACACCCTTAGGTGCTTCAGGTGGTCCCATTTTTCTGTTTCAGTAGTCCAGGTGTCATCTGCAACCCGGTAGGGCGCAATCACCAGAACCTTCTCAACCTCAAAACGGTCGTATATGAGTTCGTCAATGGCCGTAAGAGTACTTACTGTCTTGCCTAAACCCATCTCCATAAAAAGGGCGCAGGCTGGAAGCTCTATGATCTTCTCAGTTGCATACTTTTGGTAATCATGCGGTTCGTAATGCATCCCTCATCTCCCCTACGTAGGCCCTAGCATCGTCCATCCCCTTCACCAGCCGGTAGTTGCATCCCAGCCTGATGAGGCGTTCCCTTTGCCATTTCTGGATCCTGGCCACCTTCCCCAGCTGCTGTTTCAGTTCCACGAACCACACCCTGCCATCTGGCAGGATATAAATGCGGTCTGGCACACCTGGGTTACCAGGAGACACGAACTTGAATGCCAGGCCCCCCATCTTCTCAATCTGTTTATTCAGCCAATCCTCTATATCCTTTTCCAACATTTCAACCTCACTCCTTCCTGGGACACACTCCGCGCGCACGCGCGTATATGACGTGTGTAAACGCGGTTTCGCGTGTAATTACACTATATTCTTTATTATTACAGCTCTATATAGAGAAGTTGTCCCGTTGTCCCGCGTACTGCATTTTTCCCTTAATTTATAATGGTTTTCAGTGGGACAACTGGCGGGACAACCCTTGGGACAGCTTTTTTGTTGTCCCGCCTAAATTTTTTTGAGGTTGTCCCATTTTTAGAGGTTGTCCCGTGGTTGTCCCGTGGGTTGTCCCGTAGGTTGTCCCATCTAAAAAACTCTTTTATACCCCCTTTGGCGACCATATTCTCCTCCGATATATTTCCGTTCATTACTGTTTTCCCAATTCGGTAACCTAGCTAAAATCTTTTTGATTGTATAGGTATCCTTCGGCTCCATATTCTTAAGACTGTTCCCGAAGCACTCGCACCATATCTCCTGACAACTTACGAAGTCCCTTCGCAGGACCGCCTCCGGTTCCGGGCACTCGGTCCCATATAGGAAGTCCCGGCGTTTATCCAGGTCCCGATTGTACCAATCTTCTGGTAACAACGTATCAAGATACATCCGTACCTTCTCCTCACGCGGATCCGTTATCATGGCTTCTTTCTGCTGTTTCACCGCTTCATCCGCAGCGCCGCCCGACAGTATCAGCTTCTCACCCTGCGCCACATGATACAGCACCTCCGCCCATATCTGGCTTACTTCCTCCTGTGTCATATCCCAGACACGCTTCGCGCCGATGCAGGGCACCCTCACGGGCCAAAACCTCCTGCCGCCTTCCACGTCATTCAGGTAACCTTCCTCTGAGTTGGTAGTTCCAATCAGAATGCACTGCCGCGGATGGGAACTCACACGCCGCCCATAGGAGGCCCTGTAACGGTCATCCTGCGTGGTTATGAATCCTCTTAAGGTTTTCACTCCTGCGCTTCCAATCCCGGCCATCTCGCCTATTTCTATAATCCAGTATCCCTGCAGCTTTTCTGCTGCTGTCTTATCCCTGGTATCGGCCAAGTTGAGGGAATCAGAGAACCACTGTCCTCCCAGACGGGATATCAGTGTGCTTTTTCCGATTCCCTGCGGCCCGCAGAGTACCAGCACCGTATCAAATTTACACCCGGGATATTTCACCCGGTGCACCGCCGCACACAGGGTCTTTCTGGTGACAGACCGCACGTACTCCGTATCATCCGCGCCAAGGTAATCAATCAGAAGCGTGTCCACACGCGGTATGCCATCCCACTCAGGAAGGCCGTCCAGATACTCTCTTACAGGGTGGTAACTCCGGTCATCGGCTGCCTTTGTGATTGCTGTCAGTATTTTTGCTTTTGGAAATTCCGTGTAAGTCATGCTTAAATATGCTTCCAATTGTGCGTCATCTGCATCCCGCCAGAAACGGGACTGGCTCTTCCAGGGCACAGGCCCCTTGATCTCTAAGTTATCCGCCATCTGATTGAACCGGATGCCTTTTAGGCCCTGGTCATATCTCATGATAAGCAGAAGGTTGTTTAAGCTGGGCTCCAGGCCTTTCTTATCCTTTGACAGCCTGCCTTTCCAGGAATCATCCTCTTCCGTATCGCATGTGTCAGCGAAGTCCTCCCTGGCCAGCTCCGCACGTTCCCTGGCGACTGTCAGGGTTGTCTCCTTATCCCTTTGCACCAGTTCCATCATTGCCTTGTAGGATGGCAGTTTCGTCGTAGGAGTCCCCGGCGCCGCATCTTCATCCTGTATTCCGTACTTATGGATACGAACCAGGTCAAACGCATTACAGAGCTTCCCACAGGCCGGGTCGGTTGAATGGTTACTATATGCAAACCTTCCGTCCTCGTATATAACAAGCCCAGAGGCTGTGGAGCCCTCAGCATAGGTATATCTTTCCGGCAGGTCACATTTGACGTATACCTCCGGCAGAAAGGCTGCAATGGCATCCTCCACGTCATAAGTTCGGCAGAATGCACCAATCAGTCCCGCCTTTTCCGTTGGGTCACCCTGCTTCTTAGCTTGTTTAACCCTGGATTCCTTTGCCCGGCTGCTCTCTGGCCAGTAACTGGTATCCGTCCAGTCAGGGTAACGTCTCAGGATGTTATCCGCAGACAACCATGGCAGGTCCTCATAATGGAACAAATATTCCCCATCTGCCGCCGCGGATGGCCAGTACATCAGCCGGGAAGGCTGGTATGTTGTATCATCGAAATAATCAATTCCTATCTCTTCAGCCAGTTTCCTGGCTATGGCCTCGTATTCATCCGCTGTGACCGGACGGTCCATTGGTATCACGAACCTCAGACGCGGTTTTTCCGGACTGTGCTTATGAGTAGTGTACATGGCATAGGCATAATAAGCTAAAAGTGCTATATCCTCCATGAGGCCCGCTGGGGCGTAATCTGCATCCAATGTAATCAACTGCCGACTATCTACCGTATCTGCCTTACGTCTCCCGCCTTTCAGAGCCCCTCCAACAAACCCACCCACGTCCTTGATACGGTCCTGTTCATCCTTTGGCATCTTCATGTACTCCGCCAGTGTCTCATGGGTCCTGACGGGTGTTTCCAGATGTTTCAATAGCTGGGACCAGGAATAGCTCTTATTCTTCCAGTTCTTTTCCATGCGGCTCCGCCCTGTTGCCAGGGTGATTGTCCCGTCGTGCTTAACTGCCATCCTGTAATCCGCAATGCTGGAGACTTGCATCCTGTATCCCTCCTTTAATCCTTCTTATAAAATGGGGTTTCATAACCATCCCCGCGCAAGGGCAGCTCCTGCGCCCATGGTACTGGCTGTGCCATGATGGCTGTTATCTTCTCCAGGGCATCTATGTCCGTTTCCGGCACATCCACGATAATTTCATCATGTACATGCATAACAATCCGATATCCTGCACCAGAAACACGTTCCATGGTCACTGCCAGGCAGTCTCTTGCCGTGGCCTGTACGATATTCTCCACAAGCTTTCCGCCCCAGGTCTTAAGGCGTCCCCATTTCTTTGTTTCCTGGTCCACACCTGCGTATGTTATGACGCTCTTTCCTTTCTCGTCATCCTCTATCCGGGTGTCATAATATGCCAGTTTCCTTCCGGATGGCAGTCCAATGAATAGTATCCTGTTAATATAGGAAAAACTCAGGCCGTGTTTCAGTTTTATGGTCCTCCGTTCTTCTATGGCTGCACGGGCGGCTGCCTCCGCATTCCGCCATAACTTGCATATGTTCGGGCTGGCCTTACGCCAGTTTGCTATAATCATGGGTATCTCGTCATCTGGAATGGTGCCCGCCTTATCCATGGCTTTCATGGCACCAAAGCCCCCGCCATACCCCAGGGCAAGCTCAGCCACCTTTCCCTGCTGCCTCAGCCGGCTTCCCTTCTTGATGTTCTCAATCGGCACATGGAACATCTGGGCAGCGGAGGCCTCGTATATCTTTCCGTGGGTCCTGAACACATTCAGGCGCCACTTCTCATCTGCCAGCCATGCAATCACCCTGGCCTCAATGGCAGAAAAGTCGCTGACCACGAACCGGTATCCTTCTGACGGGATAAAGGCAGTTCGTATAAGCTGTGAGAACACAAACGGTATCCCTTCAAACAGCAGTTCCAGGGTGTCAAAGTCCTCCTGCTTCACAAGGTCCCTTGCCAGGTCCAGATCAGGTATTTTGTTCTGAGGCAAGTTGTGTACCTGCACGATGCGCCCGGCCCAACGCCCGGTCCGATTGGCTCCATAGAACTGCAGGATTCCCCTCAGGTATCCATCTGGGCAGACTGCATGCCTCATGGCCTGGTATTTCTTAACAGATGTCTTTCCCAGTTCCTTCCGTATTTGCAGCATCCTCAGTCCTGGAAGGACATCATGTGTGGTTTTCAATTCCTTCAGCTGTGCCTCAATCACTGGTATGCTGTCCTTGGTGATACTGGGAACATCAAGCCCGTATGTCATAAAAAACCACATCTTCAATTGGGGCAAACTGTTCGGATTATTAAGTCCCGTGAGTTTCCTTGCCTCCTGCTTGAGTCGCTCCTGGTAAATCCCGTCATACTGGATTATCTTATCTGCCAGATCCATATCCAGACGTACACCATGGTCATTGATGTGCTGGTCCAGGTTCCACAATTCCTGCTCCTGCCTGGCGACTGGGTATATCTGCAGCTTTTCGCGGATGGTTGCCTCGGCGACTACATCCTGCCTGTTGTACTCAATAAACAACTGCCATTTATCCGGGGCGTGTTCCGGGAGGTTTCTGCTACGCATTCCATTGGTCTTGGTCGGCTTACAGGGCTTACAGAAGTACTGTATCAGGCTTTTACCTATCTTATCCTTCTGCTTATCCTCCGGAAGCCCCAGGGCTTCTCCCACCCCTCCCAGTGTCCCTGGAAGGCCCAGGGTAGCCGCATGTACTGCCGTGCACCGCCACTGCTCCGGGGGCATCGGCCTGCCCAGCCAGGAGGCAAGGCAGGTCCTTTCAAAGTTGGCATTATATGCCGTCTTGATTACATCCGGACTGTACAGGCCTTCCCAAAAGTCTGGGAAATCCCGTTCCGGGTCCGCCAACGGGTCCGTCAGGTCAATCACCTTCACGTCCTGCCCGTCATACCGGTATCCTATCAATAGTATCTCGAAGTCAGGGGCGGATGCATATGCATACACCCCTGCCTCCCTAATATCAATGCTGGAATAGGTTTCTATGTCCACATTCATTGTCATAAGTCATCATCCTAACAGGTCATCATCAAATCCGTCGTCGCTGTCCTCAAAGTCACTGATTGCGGAATCCACCGTGATGGTCCCTCCAAGCGGCTCATCGTCCCTTTTCTTCTTAAGGGCGTTCAAACCTACGGCGATACCCTTGTTACCATTGCTGTTGAAGGGAAAGAAATTGATAGAGGCCTGTCCCCAGCAGCCGCTGTACATCTCGGTCTGGTCAAGTATCTCATTGTTGTCCTGGTCCAGAAGGATGGGCTTACGGTTGCTGTTCGCATTCATGAAATACATCCCTGTGTATTCCGGGTAATCATCCGCACGTTCCTCGTCACCGTCACGCAGCGGGAGCTTAAGACCGGCGGTCTTACCCTTGAACTTGTTGGCGGCGCCTTCCTTCTTGGCCGCCTCAATGGCTTCCTTAATCTTACTCAATGTCTTTTTATCAGACTTGGGAATCAGCAGGCAGACGGAGTAACGCTTCTCCTGCCCTTCCTGGGCCGCCCATGGTTCAAATACATGTAAGTATGAAAATCTCACGGTTCCTGTGGTTACCTTAGTTACTTTTCTTTCTTCACTCATAATATTCAATCTCCTTTTTATTCGTCCATTTTATTGTCAAAGTCCTGCTTTGCTTCGGCTACTCTATTCAGTTCCGGTCGTTTGTCCGATTCCGGTGCGAGGGTCGGTTTCCCTTCCGGCTTAATGACCAGGCCGGACAGCAGCTCCTCGAATTTCTTCTTTCCAATCAGTTTTGTCATCTCCGTAATGCCTATAAGCTCCTGCGGCTTGTAAATTTCGTCCTCTTCCCAGCCCTCTGTTGTCAGACGCATAGCAATTGCATCCTGGTCGGTATACCTCCGGCGGCTGGTGCCTTCCACCAGCTTCCAGCCTTCATATTTCGTTCCCTTAAGGGCTTCTGCCAGGGCAAATCCTGTGACGTCCTTCACCCAGTGGTCAAGCTCGTCAGCCCTCCTGAGTACTTCTCCTATTTCCTCGTCAGTGAGGAGAGCCGGGTCAACGAAATCCAGCTTCGTCAGTTCCAGGTTATACTCTGCACGGACCCTGCAGGTGACTCTGGCCTTGCAGAACCGGCAGTGGTCTCCTACCTTGAACTCCCCTTCCCCGGCATAAGCCTGCGCCGCCTTCGGCCGTACCTCTCGTTCCGCCCAGTCTAACAGCTCCTCCGCTGTCAGCTCCTCCACGGAGATGTTTTCCAGGCGAGGCTGGATAATGGTCATCTGTATCCTGCGGATGTCATACAGCATGGAATGTTCCAGGTAAGCACCAAGGCCATATAGCCTGAGCTGCGGGTTGTCCTTTGCAGATACCCCCACACCCTTGCCATATTTCAGGTCAATGATGTTGACCATATCATCCGCTACAATTACAACATCCCCCGTCCCAAACCCATCCGGGACATACTCAGAGACATCCAGACGCTGCTCGAACAGTACCCGGGCATCCGGGCAGGCGGCTTTCACCTCATTGGCAATCTCCCAGACACGCTGGGTGTAGTCTTCTATGTAATCCTGCATCTCCCTGTTGTACATCGGGTCGGCCTTGATTTTATTAAACCGGGTAGAAAATGCCTTCTTGCTGATTTCACTATTGTTATAGCGAAGAATAGTCTCTGCCAGACTGTGGGCCAGGGTTCCTTCTGCAGCGTACTCGCTGCCGCTATCAGGGAACTGCTCTTCCAATCTTACGGAGGGAGGGCAGGACATCCACCGCTTAGCACTGCTTGCACTCAGCCTTGCATGTGTATCCGGCATTACAGCTCACCCGCCTTCTGCATAAGCTCTGTATACCTGTCCTCAGGGACTTCCGTCAGTTTCTTCACACCAAACCCGGCTATCAGTTCCTGTACCTTTGCACGCTTCCCTGCCTTCTGCAGCTCTGACAGCTTCTCCCGGACCTGTACCAGGGTATATCCTGGTCCCTCATCCTTCTGTTCTGTCGTTGGTTCCATGGGTTCATCGGCATCCTCATCCGCAGGCGTTTCTCTGTCTTCTGATATTTCATCCTGCATGCATGTTTGCTGTTTGGTTTCGGATGTCCTATATATATCTTCCCCCTTTATAAATTCCTGCACGGCTCCCTGGATGCTACCTCCGTTTAACTTACCCGCAAACTCCTGCATCTCCTCTAAACTTTCAAATACGGCTGTGATTGTCATATCTCAATTCCTCCTATACTTTCTTTTAGGTATTCCATCTCTTCTTTTGACAGTGTGATTCCTTTTGTCATCTCTGACCGGTCCTTATTCCATCCCCGGATGTCGTACTTGGCTTTCCGGTCTCCCCACTCAATCAGGTTCAGCTCCTTGTGCCATTTCCCGACCGCAGGAAGCACAGCCAGAGTCTGGATGATGTTGTATTTCAAATCTGGCATTGATTTTTCCTCCTTTCTCTCTTATACTAAGGTTGTAAATATTTTTTAGTTACCTGGACTTTGGACGGCTCCACCCGTCTGGGGTCCTTTTTTCTCCTTCGGAGCTCAAATAGATATTCCATCAGCTCCGCCACTTCCGTTGCTGTGTACAATGCATCCGGATCATATTTAGCGCACTCGCTTATATAGCCGGTGACTCTTGGGAATGCCGTTTCAAAGTCTTGGCACCCAGATTCCTTTATGCAATCCAACGCTGTCAGCTTCTTGACCATCTTTTTTCTCAATCATTTCACCTTCCTTCAAATCCTCACGCCCATGGCCGCCGCCATGACCACGATAGCTACCATCCACATCCCCAGCAGCCAGATAACCGCCGGTACAATCCACTTAGCTGCCCTCATGATTGGGCCATCTCGGCGCCTCCTGCACTGTCGGAAGGTCACCATACGCCTGTGCCCCATGATATTGGTCATCACCGCTGTTCCTGGACCAGTGATGTCTAAACGCCAGCCGGGATACTGGGCCGCTGCTCTGGCGCGGATGGCTAACTCAGTTACTTTTGTCATTGGCTTGTCCCTCCCTCCTGTGGCATTTCTAACCCTGTCCGCTCAAAAAAGTACTTCCTTGGTACCATGCCGGGACGAGTTAAAAATCCTTTTTCCTCAAGTTCCTCATTTAGTCGGCCGATGACCTTGTATGCATGACTTTTGGAATATGCCAGGATTTTAGCAACATCATCAACTGACATCATCGGATTTGCCATGGATACTATCCTCCTTCTTTCCATATTTTGTTCATCCCCCTCCTATTGACAGAGGTACATAGCAGAGTTACAATTACACTACGAGTCGCAAGAACATATGTTCTTATTCTTTGAGAAAATAATCAAGTGGCACTCCGAAATAATCTGCAAGGATTTGAAGCTTATCAACCTTAGGTTTGCTTTTTCCCTTCTTCCAGTCAGAAAAAAGGGTTGGCGATATTCCAGTGTCCTTGGCTACTCGATAGGTTGTCTTGTTGTTTTTTAACAATAGGTCAGCAAATTTTTTGTACACTATTTTTTCTCCTTTCCTAATTTTTTTATTGCTTTTATTTAGGAAATCCTATATAATATATTTGTGACGAATATATTATAAGAAAAATATTAGGTTTGATTTTTAGGATTTCCTAATTCATGACATAAGTATAGTTGAGAAATCCTAATTTGTCAAGCATTGTTTTTGTGATTTCCTAATTATTTTTCGGAAAGGATAGAAATGTACGAGATTTTTGTCCAGTTACTTGACAGAACAGGAAAAAAAGCTTCAGATGTAGCAAAAGCCACAGGAATACCATCATCGACTTTTTCTGACTGGAAGAAGGGGAAAAGCTCGCCCAAAGCCGAAAAATTACAAAAAATAGCAGACTACTTTGGAGTATCTGTAGACTATTTAATGACAGGAAAAGAGGAACCAGAAGAAAAAAGGAATCCTTATAGTGACCTAAAGGGCATATACCTATCTTACGCCAAGGAAGCCCAGGACAGCGGAATTGACCCTGATGATATACGCCTTGCAATAGATACTATTAAAAGGCTAAGAGGTGGAAAATAGTTGAACCAGAATTGCAAATTAGAGCTATATCGTGATATCATACGTATAAAGCGTTTCATGGGGTTTAGAGATTTTCAATATGGAATAAATCTTGTGAAGGAATTTGAAAGCTTTGGGATACAAACAGCAGTCATCCCATTCAAGACCCATGGATTACGTGGTATGGCTGCTGTAGGCGAGAAGCCGGAACCTGATGTCATACTTTTAAATAGCGCCCGGTCACCGAATGAACAGAATTTTGATTGTGGCCATGAAACAGTGCATTTAGCCCTACATAGGCATACCGGCCGGACTACTTTTAATTGTTATAACAGACCTACCCCAAACCAGGATCCATTTTTAGAATGGCAAGCAAATGAAGGGTCGGCAGAATTTTTTATGCCGTATCGCATATTCATCCCAATGCTCCGTGATGCAGTTGGATGGAAGCCCACGAACGTTGATATAGATTTGTTTATCAAGAAGGCCTGTGATACCTTCATAGTTCCTGAAATGGCAGTACGATACCGATTGGAAAATTTAGCATATGAAATCTTACAATTTTATTCTGGCACGGAATTAGTCGACATAAACATTTTATCTAAAAAGCAACAAGAGCGTAATGGATTGCATCTGATGTCACTAAACACTATCCCAGATGGAGCCGCATTTGACATTTATGAGTATATAAACGAAAAAAGCCACTCCTGTTGGCGCAGGAATGACTTTTGACATAACTCTCTTGCCGGTCTGCTCCGGAAGATATATTTTGCTTTGCAACCAAATTATATCATTCCTGGAGTGTCCTGGCAAGGGGCATATTTTTATACCCAGAATACAGGAGGTGGAACGATATAATGCCGTCATATTACGATGAAAAACAAAAAACCTATTACTGCAAATTCTACTACAAAGACTGGACAGGCCAGCGCCGCCAGAAGCTGAAACGAGGCTTTACCAAAAAGGGGGATGCCAAGGATTGGGAGAGGGACTTTCTGTCAAAACATGCTGGGAGTCCAGATATGACCTTCCAGGCGCTCTATGACCTCTATACAGAGGACATAAAGCACAGGCTTAAACAGTCTACCATTCGTAACAAAAAGGGGCCCTGTGAACGTCACATAGTCCCCTACTTTAAAGATAAGCCCCTCAATGAAATTACCCCCGCTGATATACGGCAATGGCAGGCTAAAATATTATCCAGCACCTTAAAAGACACTTATCAGCGCCAGATATATAACCAGCTCAATGCTGTATTAAACTTTGCAGTAAGGTACTACGGACTCCCGCGGAACCCGTGCGGTATCGCTGGCCCTATAGGAAAGGCCAGGGCCAGCAGAATGGACTTCTGGACGCTGGACGAGTTTAACCTGTTTATTGGCCAGATTAAAAATCCCCATCTTTATGCCGCATTCATGACCTTATACTATACAGGTATGCGTTGTGGCGAAATGTTTGCCCTAAATCTTGATGACGTGGAGCTGAATGCTGGGATTATCCATATATCCAAAACATATCACCGAGTTAACCGTCAGGATGTAATCACTACACCTAAAACAGCTAACAGTGTGCGTGATATTACCATACCGCCGTTCCTGGTAGATTGCTTGTCAGACTATGCTGGACGTATTTATGGGATAGAAACAGGGGAACGGCTTTTCAAGACCACTCAGAGCAAACTAATCACAGCCATGAAAAAATACAGCAGCGCAGCAGGAATAAGGCGCATTCGCATACACGATTTGCGCCATAGTCATGTTTCATTGCTCATTGATATGGGCTTCTCCCCACTCTTAATTGCGGAACGGATTGGAGATACTGTTGATATGGTCAATAATATTTATGGCCACCTCTACCCCAATCGGCGTAATGAGGTTGCCGATAAATTACAGCAACTAGTATCAAAGTAGTATCATCCATGCTTATAAAAAGCCTGATTATGCCGTAT